TACAAATGGAAGTAATAGTGTTTTTTCAACAGTAACATCAACAGGTGGTGGTGCATCTCATACCAACTCTAATGGTATTGCTGGTGGTTCTGGTGGTGGTGCAGGTTATCAATCATCAACTGGTGGAGCTGGAACAGCTAACCAAGGTTTTGCTGGTGGTGCAGGCAGAACTGGAAATCCTTATGGTGGTGGAGGTGGTGGCGGAGCTAGTGCTGCTGGCACTTCTGCTGATGCATCAAATAGTGGTGATGGTGGTAATGGTTTAAGTTCATCTATTACAGGTTCTGCTGTAACAAGAGGCGGTGGCGGTGCTGGTGGTCAACAAGGTATGAGTAATGGTACTGCTGGTTCTGGTGGAGGTGGTTCTGCTGGTGGTGGTAATGGAACTGCTAATACTGGCGGTGGTGGAGGTGGAACAGGTAGTTCAACACCTGGTAACGGTGGTTCAGGCACGGTTATACTTCGTTATCCAAATACATCAACGATTACAGTTGGTTCAGGTTTAACACATGGTTCTGAACAAACAGATGGTGATGATAAATATATAGTTTTTACCGCAGGAACAGATACAATTAGTTTTGCATAGTGTATAATAGGAGATAGATATGGCACATTACGCATTTATAAAAGACAATTTAGTAACAGAAGTAATCACAGGAAAAGATGAAACTGAAACAGCACCTGAAGGTTTTGCTGATTGGGAAGCATATTACCTAACCAAAAGACCTGACCAAGATGCTTGTAAAAGAACTTCTTACAACACTGTAGGTAACACACATAATGATGGTGGTACTGCATTTAGGGGTAACTATGCAGGTCTAGGATTTACATACGATAGTTCTAATGATGTATTTTATTCTCCACAACCTTATGCAAGTTGGACATGCACAGAAGAAAGTAATTGGATTTGGACAGCACCATTAGCATATCCTGCAGATGGAGATGGAGATACAGGATATGTATGGAACGAAGAAGCATATCAAGCTGACAATACAACAGGTTGGGATTTAATAGAATAATCTTTATACGTTTGTGATACAATTCACAAATGGATTATGTTATAGGATTTGCATTAGGTTATTTTTTTAATAAGTTTTTAATCTTACTTAACAATTTATCTAGTTACGACTTTGACAATAGGTATACTTACAAAGAAGAATGGGATTGGATAGATCTAAGAGAAGATGACTTACCATAATGTCTAACGGCAACGGATTTACAACTAAAGAATACTTACAAATAATTAAAGAGGAGATCGACACAGCTAATACACGCATTGATGAACTACATGAAAAGATAAACAAGTCACCATCACGTCAAGAAATTTTAGGTTGGCTTGTTGCAATTACCAGTAGTGCTGCATTCTTAAATAGTATAATGTAATAATGGACGGCTACGCATTGTACTGGAATATATCAAAACGCATGGTTGCTGTATTTATAGCACAGGCATTGAGTGTTATTGGTGCAGGTAGTTTAATAGGAATAGATGTCATACAGTCATCATTACTTGCAGGACTACTAGGCGTAGCTAATGTCCTAGAAATCCTTGCTAGAAAATATCTTAATGACGGCAAACTTACATTTGAAGAAGTCAACCAGGCATTCGGTATCTTAGATAGTAAGACACATAATGATATGAATGGGAGAGAAGTATAATGGCAGATCCTTGCTGCGGTGGTGATTGTTGCGGAACTAAGTAAGTTCCGTGCTACACAAATTTAATACACTTGTTCGTTTATGTATTGTTGCGTTCTTAGTAATTCCTTTTCCTGTACTTGCATATCACGTCACTACACAACCTGCATACGATCAATCTATTGCAATAGATACAACAACTGGTGACATTACAATAGGTATATATACATCAGACGGTTTAGAAGATAGTCCACCAGAAAAATACACTATATTTTTTGATATTAATAATGATGTATCTACAGATAGTTTTTGTGTATCAACATCATTTGGACACACAGGTAACTTGCAATGGAACTATCACACGTTTTCTTTATCTGATCTACAAACATATTTTGCTAATCCTTACGGTAATTTTAGAACAAAGATTAGATCAGACAATGATACTGACAATAGTTTTAGCACACTAACAGCACAGATGGCAATAGATATACCTAACCAGGAACCTTTTGTAGGTGTAGAAAATTGGTCTGAACCTACTACAACATGTAATGACACATCAACTACTACAACAACAAGCAGCACATTACCTCCAACAACAGAAGCTGCAGCACAAGAAGAAGTAGTAGAAGAAGAAACTACAACTACTAGCAGTACTACAACTACAACAGAACCACCTCCTCCGCCTCCTCCGCCGCCACCAACAACAACAACTACATTGTATGTTGTAGTCAATGAAGACGGCAGCACATCAGAATATACTGAAACAGAAGTAGAAGATGGTACAGTAGATCGTGATAATCAACGTAAAGCTAACGAAGATAAGTATGGTTGTTACATGACAGACGCACAAATAGATCGTGGTGATTGTGACATACCAGAAGAAGAAGAAGTTGTAGAAGAAAAAGAAGAAGAAGTTATAATAGAAGAAGATGAAAAAGAACAACCAGATACCGAAGAAGTCATTTCTGATGATGATGTTGTGGTACCTGAAGTGGTCGTTGTTGATGAAAAAGAAGATCCTATTGATGAACCTAAAGAGGAAATTATAGAAGATGAGTTGGATCAAGAGATACCAGGAGATGACGACATCAGAGAAGAGGGAGTTCAAGAGGAAGATGTCAAAGACGAAGATAATAAAGAAGAAAAAATAAAAGAGGAGGAAGAAATTGAAGAGACAAAAGAGATCATACTGGAACCAAAAGAAAAGCCAGAAAAGTCTGAAGCGGAAACTGTACAAGATCTTGTAGAAGACATAAAGGAAGTAGAGGTAGAAGAACTTGAAACAGAGCAAGTTATCGAAGTACTTACTGAAGTTGCTGATGTCGGAGTGGAGAATCTTACAGAAGCTAGCGAAGATGTACTTGAAGTTGTAAGTGAAGTTATAGAAGAAGTTATAACCATAGCTACAGAAGAAGTATTAACAGAAGAACAAGTAGAAGTTGTACAAGAAGTTCTTAATTTAGAAGAACCAGAAGACGTACAGATCATAGCTGAAGCAGTTAAAGAAGACGAAGTTGTAGCAGAAGCTGTTGAAGAATACGTAGAACGTGCAGTAGAAAATGCTGACGTAGAAGATTATAACCTTGCGGACGTTGTTACAGAGATACAAACTGAAGAGTTCTTAGCTGATCCTATTGGTGCATTCACAGATATAGATATAGCTGCAATAGATCTTACAACATTAGGTGACACAATGACCTCTACACAAAAAGAAAAAGCACAGGAAGTTGTAGTACCAGTTATCATAGCTTCGCAAATTGTGGCTAGTGTGCAAGTCGTACCAGTTAGAATAAGACGTAGAGTATGAAGTATATAAAAAAAATAATTAACTGGATAAAAGATATATTAAAAGAAACGATTGCACAAACGTTTACTTTACTAGGTTTTTTTATAGCATGGCTGACATTGACTGGTACAGCAAAAGACATAGTCGGTGTTGCTATAATATTAAGTACGATCTTATGGTTATTGACTATAGGATTACGTAAAGATAGTGATGACAAACCGTCACAGAAAGCGAGCAGATAATGCCTTATAATTATGGTATGAAAAAAACAAAAAAGAAAAAGAAAAGTAAACGTAAGAAAAAATAATGGGTGCAGGTACAAAACACTATTTTAAAAGTGGTAAAGAGTACAAAGGCAAAGTCCATAAAATGAATGGTCAAATTCATACTGGTGCTAAACACTCTAAATCATCTAAACAAGTAGTGCATTTTGGTAAGCTGTCAAAAAAAGCACAGAAAATTGCTAAAAAAAGTTGGAAAAAATAGTGACTATTAAGTACAGAGGACAAACTTTTTCTGGTTATAATAAACCAAAAGCGCAAGTTTCAGGCGGTAAATCACATGTTGTCTTAGCAAAAAAGGGCAACAAGGTTAAGCTAGTAAGATTTGGACAAGCAGGAAAAAAAGGTAGTCCTAAAGGAACTAAAAGAAACAAAGCGTTTCATGCAAGACATAACTGCAGTGCAAAGAAAGATAAATTTACTGCAGGATATTGGGCTTGTAAACATAAGTGGTAGACTAAAATATAATTATGCCTTATAGTAAAAAACAAATGAAGATAGCAAGAATGGCACCACCACGTAATAAGATTACAGGTGCAGATTTTGCTATGTTAAAACAAAAGAAGAAAAAGAATGGCAAAAAAAAGTAAACCGATCTGGGATAAACCAAGACCAAAAGGTTTAGGCAAACCAAAGAAGCTAACACCTGCGCAAAAAGCAAAGGCAAAAGCTAGAGCAAAAGCTAATGGTCGTAAGTATCCTAATATGGTAGACAACATGTGGGCAGCTAGCAGGTAGGATTATACGAAAGTATCTTGTCCTAAATGCGGACAACATCTTCTTGTTAAAAACAGTAAACTATACTGTACAAATCCCCAATGCAAAGACTATACTAAGGTTAAGTAAACAGGGAGAATGATGAAAATACAAGTTGTTCGTACACAGTTTGGCATAGACGCTACTAATGGTCTTATGTATATTGATGGTAAGTTTGAATGTTATACACTTGAAGATCAATATCAAGCAGTAAAAGTAATGCACGAAACCTGCATACCTGAAGGTACATACGATATAAAGTTTAGAAAAGTAGGTGGATTCCATCAAAAATACAGTGCAAGATATAAGAACGCACACTACGGCATGTTAGAACTACAAAATGTGCCTGGATTTCAATACATACTTATACACTCTGGTAATACGGACGAGCATACATCAGGTTGTATCCTTACAGGAAATACACAACAAGATCTTGATCTAGGTAAAGATGGTATGATCGGACAATCACGCGTAGCTTATCAAAATATGTATGCAAAGGTTGCAAAAGTATTATTACAAGGTAAACCAGTTACATTAGAAGTAAGCAAGATAAATTTAGATGGTGCTGCCGCACCAGAACAAAGTTCCGATAGTAAAACGTTAGATTCTATTCACGAAAAAGTGACACGAATTGACGCTAAACTACAAGGAAGACCGATAATATAGACTGGAGATAATATGAGTGACGAACTCAAAGCACTTATCGAAAAAGTTGTATGGACATTCATTGAAGCATTTGGTTCTGCTTTACTTGTAGGTCCTGCACTCGACTTAGACATTACAGCGATACAAGCTGCAGCAATTGCAGGTGGTGGATCAGTAATAGTTGTACTAAAAGAGTATGCAAAAAAACAACTCGCAGGTAAGTAAACTTACTGCAACCCAACAGGACGTAGCACACAACGAAGTTAAAGATACACCTAGTCACCCTAATGGTTGGGAACCTGGCGTAGAATTTAATTACAAAACTAAGACAGGGACTATAACAACAAGAGCTATGGACAATGCTAGTCCAGAGTTCAATGACCTTCTTAGATCGTGGGGATTCGATCCTGACAAGTATTCTATTCTAAATGACACAATCCGTGTAAGCACGTGGGATATGAATATGGGAAAAGGAGACGTGCAACAAGCATGGGCATACAAAGCACAGATTGTATACAAAGAACATGCGCTAGATAAAGAAGATTATGATCGTATATCTAAATGGATTCAGTCCTACAAGCGTAAAGCAAAACCTAAAGTAACAAAACCACAAGCTAGTTTCTTTGTTGCTATATCTGATCTACAGTTAGGCAAGCGTGATGGTGGTGGTACCGAAGCTATTGTCAATAGATTTTTAGAAAAGATAGATACAGTACGTGATCGTTATAACTTTTTACGTAAAGCAGGAGTGCAGCTAGATCAGTTAACAGTCGTGGGATTAGGTGATATTGTCGAGGGCTGCGTAGGATTTTACCCACAAGCAATGGGACCTAACGGCGTAGAGCTTGACTATCGTAACCAGATGAAGTTAGCTAGAAGACTTATTGCTAAAGCATTAGTTGAATGGTCAAGAGACTTCGATGTAGTTGTAGTAGGTGCAGTGCCAGGTAATCATGGAACTAAAAGAATTGCAAAGAACTTAGCACCAACAGGTGAGATGGACAACTATGACATAGAAGTGTTTGAACAGATTGCAGAAATATTTGCAGACAAACCACAATACAAACACATAAAGTTTGTTATACCAGACGAACCACACTTATCACTTAATGTATGTGGCACAAACATGAGCTTTACTCATGGACATCTTGCAGGTTACAGTGGATCAGTAGAGAATAAACTAATGAACTGGTGGAAGAACCAGACATTTGGTGGATTTCATGCAGGATCCAGTGACATTCTTGTGACAGGTCATTACCATCATCACCGTGAATTGCACGATGGACGCACCTGGATCCAGGTACCTAGCTTAGATGAGTCAACATGGTTTGAGCAGCAAGCAGGTAAGAAAACTAAACAAGGTGTAATGACTATGGTTGTAGATCAGAATGGACACAATAATAAAGAAATAGTATAGTAATTATGTAATCACTACGGTGCCATAGCAAGGTACTGCAAAAGCAAAGCGGACTCACAGGTCCGCTTTATTGCTTGTGGAAGGAGTTGTCTAACGTTATGACACGTAAGATAACTATCTCCACAGATTACTGCATGCTATAATTATTGTCAAGTCACTTCATTGGTCAGAGGTTTCCTCCTTTACTCTGATCCTTGACACCAGATCTTAATTTCGATCTGGTGTTTTTCTATAAATTCTTTACGATTCTTGATTTATGCTATATACTTAATAGTGGGAGGTAGTAATGACTGCAATTAATACTACGTTTGATGATAACTTTATGTTGTCAGAACTTGTACAATCAGTTGGTGAAACTGGTAGGGGATTTGTTGTAATACACAAGAACAATCCTAAGTACATAGACAGCACAGGAGAGTTACGTGACTGGTTGCACAAGAATGGTTTATACATACACCATTTTGAAAACTGGAATAACGTTATACATTATGTATTTGTTAGATCAGAACGCGGCGGCGACTAAGTTATGAACTTATTTACAAGTCAAAAGGAGATGAAGAAGTGGGCGATAGCTATGGCTAACGCATGCGGTGGACAAGAAGTGTCACAGACATCTATTAAACTAAATAAAATAAATCCTAAAAAGGTTGCGTCACTAACAGAAAAATTTGTTACTGACTATAACGAAATGATGTATTCATCTATGGCACTCGATGATAAGGAAGAAGAAGAATGAGCGCACCTGATCCAATGGACAGAGATGTAAAAGTAATGTTTAGTGATCTAAGTACACGTGATTATATAATTACTGCTAGCAATTTAAAAGAAGCAGAAGAAGTATTTGATACAATATTTAATCACATGGAACAAAGTATTACTGATCTTCTCAAACAATATAGCGTTGGTAAAAAAACAAAAGTGTGGGTAGAATACCACATAGATAAAGTACAAGACATGAATGAGGAGGAGAACGACTAATGGCATGGCAAGACGAATACGATTTAGTAGAAGATAGACTTAGAAAATTTTGGGAAGATAATCCTAATGGTAGAGTCAGCACAGAAATTTTATATATAACAGATGATCATAAGTCTGCTGTATTTAGAGCAAGCATATATAAAGATATTGGAGATGAAGTACCAGTATCAACTGGTATAGCACAAGACCAACATGGACCAAAAGGTGCAAACCAAACATCATGGATAGAAAATGGTTCAACTTCAGCAGTTGGTAGAGCATTAGCTAATTGGATTTACGCAGCAAAGAAGCGTCCATCAGTCACAGAAATGCAGAAGGTGGAGAACTTGTCGGACAGTCAAGTTACCAAGAGTGCAGCTAAAACTGGCAACAGCAATAGCTATACTCCTCCACCATCTGTACAAGAAAAGATAAAAGATGTACCTACTGGTCCAGTAGAAGATACTAAAGCAGCATTAGAAGAGATCGGTGTAGTGGTTCAGGAAAAGGTTGTAGTAACTAATGGCACAGTAGAGCCAAGATGTTTAAGCTGCAGCAGTGAGCTATGGGATAACAGAGTAGACAAAGCAAACGGTAAAATTAAAGATACATATCCTGATTGGAAGTGTAAAAACAAAGAATGTGACAATGGCAATCCACGTATATATTACATGGAAACCTGGAGTGCAGCTAAACAAGCACCAGAAGAATGGTTTATGCCTGAAATGCCGAAGGCAAAAGACATTGAAGAAATCAAAGAAAACGAAGCGCCGTTCTAAGAAGGACACTAGCTACAGGGGTAATCCTAACTGGGCAGGAGATGATTGATGATACATATAAAAATAATACTTGACACTGGTGGTGTGTTTCAAGACGTAGAGATAGTAGAAAAACCTACACACATTGACTTACAAGTTACAGAAGAAATAAGAGAAGACAATAATTGGTTTGAAGAATGAAATGTATTGAGTGCGGTGATCCTCCACAAACAACATTAAATTTTGATGGTAGGTGTGTAGGTTGTATGGCACACGAAATAGAAGATCTTGTATAGACCTTTACCTGATTACCTTACAATTAAACCAAGCAAGATAGAAGGCATAGGTTTATTTACATTAGTAGATATAGACAGAGGTGTCTGCTTAGGTGTATCGCATATACACATTGACAAAAACAAATATCCACATGTTGATGAGTATGTGCGTACACCATTAGGTGGTTTTATTAATCACAGTACAAAACCTAATTTAAAAAAAGTCAAAGACAGAAATACATTTTTAATATATACTATAAAAAACGTACCAATGGGCAGTGAATTAACACTGCAATATGAGTGGTACAAGATAGAAGGAGATAACAATGACAATGAGAGATGATATATTGCAGCTACTTAATGATGACAAGTGGCATTGTGCAACAGAACTTATAGAGTTTGGTTGGTCAGCACGCAATAGAATATCAGAGATACGTGCAGATCATGGCGAAGATTATATTCTTAGTCAGAAGTGCAGCAAACACAGTCACAGAGGTGGAGTCAGCATGTATAAGTTAAATGATCAAAAGAAAAAACAGCAATTGTTGAATAGACTTGAAGATCAAATTCAGCTACAGTTATAGTAATGAAAGAAGTATTACAGAGTCAGGGCGCACGTAACGTCTGGGATATGATGGACGAATGTAATGGATTTCTTGAAGCTATCACATATTGTATAGAAGAAGACCAATCAAAGAAGATAGATTTTTTTCCATACGATAGTGCTAGTGAATCTAATCTAGTACAAACAATACTTAAAATAGATCCTTCATTCCCAACTGATCCTGGACCACACTATGGTGGGGTTAGAGTCGGTATTGTTACTAACAAAGGAGTCGGCGAACTTGAAGTCGTGCATGATATGTATGACTACTTTAGTTATTCTTTTATCACACGTGGTACACAAATAGATTATGGTAGGTTGCCGCGTGCAGATATGATTGATTACATTAAAGCTGTAGCTAAAGTTCTTAATAGTTCTAAAGCATTGAAAGGTAGAAAACTATTTAAGAAAGAAGACTAATGTCAAAACAAAAACAACAGGGTACAAAGCTAGAGACATTCGTAGCAAAAATGTTGAATGGTTCTAGGATTGCGGAAGGTGGTATCAATGACAAGGGAGATGTACTATTTAACTGGAATGGTCAAGACTTTTATGTAGAGTGTAAAGCAAGACAGTCACTCAATGTGACACGTGAGCTTGCTAAATCTATAAAGAAGTCAAAGTCGCAATTTACAGCATTGGTATGGAAACGCCTGGTAAAAACTGACAAGAGTCGGCGGCAGCCAGATGGTGTACCAATCATAGTTTGTTTAACTCTTGATACATTTGTTGAGATCGTTGAATCTAAAATCGGAAATAGTTTTTATGATGATCCCTTCTGGAAACAATTGCCGTGAGTCGTACTCAGGATATAGACAAAGTTGCGCGCACAACTGCACTAGCGCTGCAATCCTTAATGGCTAGAGTTGAATATGATTTTAATAGACATCAGCCATGTATTGTATGCAAAGAAAAATTTATGCACCACATTGACGGACTACCTTGCGAATCAGATGACTCCAGGAAACAGATAATCAGAAACAATCGTTGGAATAAGAACTTGACTAGATAACTCTTATAAACTAAATTTAATAGTGGAAAGGAGTTGTATGGATAAACTAGATATTCATGACGGCAAATTACAGGTTAGAGTTCCTATTACCTTAGCAGATTTAAAACTGCTTAAAAATATGACAACATTAGCAAGCAGCAAAAAGACATTTCATTCAACTAATAAATTGAATAAATTATTTTTTGTTGTGCAACAAAACGTATGGTATGCCTGGACAACAGACAGTTATGTTCTTGGTATAACAGAGTTCGTTCGTAACGATTCAGTTATGGCGCAGTATCAGAAAAATGATCCACAACCATTACTGAAATACGTTGACAGAGTATATGCAAGTGTTGATGTCCAGGAATTTGTTACTGATGTAGCGGATATAAATAAACACTACAAGAAAGAACAACTTGACGGACACATGTATCTTAGATTGGAAGGACACACACAGATATTGCAGCCGCGTGTTATTACAGATGAGATAACTGGCGCAAAGTATCCTATGCCTGACGGCAAAGAGATTACTACTGACTGGGTAAGTATTGAGATAGACAACGCAGGAGTCTTCACAATGTTGAATAAAGTTGACGGCATTGAAGGTGCAAGAGACATATTCAGAAATTTTTGGAGTGACGCACGTGGTTCTATTGGACCTGACAAGCGCAGACCAATTACTCATATACAATATTCTCCAACACATCTAAAGAAGGTTATGACATTTTTAACCTTTAATAAAGATGACCACTTTACATACATGTATAACTATGACGGCAATTTTGC